CCATCCTGTGGGCTAGTGCCGCAGGCCCTTCCACTACCTGTGCGAGGAGGGCCTCGAGGCCCTGCGGCAGGTGCTCAAGGAGAATGGGGAGAAGGGGATGTGTTAGGCGGGCCCAAGCCGCGCGTGCCCCAGTGCTTATAAAGGAGGATATCAGCAATGAACGAAAGACCGATTCTTGGCATCTCCATGGGCGACCCCTTTGGCAATGGCCCGGAGATCACCGTGCGCGCCCTGGCGGACCGGGCTGTCTATGAGCGGTGCCGGCCCCTGGTTGTAGGCGACGTGAGCAGCATGGCCTACGCCGTGAAGGTAGCGGAGAAGCTGGGCGCCCCCCGGCTGGCGCTCCGTCCGGTCCAGTCCGCAGCCGAGGCAACATTTACCTACGGGACTATTGATGTGCTGGACCTGGGCCTGGTGAAGGCGGAGCAGATCCCCGACACCGCGGGGAAGGACGCGCCGGAGCCCTTTGGCGTGGGGGCCTGCGCCGTGGGCGGCGAGGCTGCCTTCCAGTATGTGAAAAAGGTGATTGAGATGGGCGGCGTTAAGAGTATGAGCAGGGCGATCAATGATGCGTTGGCAAAAGGGAAGACACATCTGGGCAAAGCTGTGCGTTCGGTTTATGCGATAAAGGCGTCTGATTATAATGGTGCTGCAAAGGTGACAAAGAGCAGTGAATCCAATTTGAGAAAAGGAAAAATTGATGTCCAGTCAAGGCGGTTATCGTCATATCATTTTTCATTTACACCGCGTGCTTACAAGAACCAGAAGGGCATTAAGGTGCAAAAACGAAAAAAAGGAGCAATTACTATCAAAAAGGGACAAAAGAAATCATATCCGCATGGTTTTGTTGTGAATCCCGGTGCATTGGACAATGGCTATACGCTTTTGTGGGAGCGAAATGGAATAAAAATAAATCCGATTAGAAGTATTTCGGTTGCGCAGATGGTTACAAATGAAGATGCATATAATCCGTCAATGGAAGTGATGAAGAAAACTTATGAAGAACGGCTGGCGCATCATTTGAGTCGGCAGTTTCAGGTGGAGGAATAGAAATGTATACACCAGTTACTACGCTTCGCGATTTCAAAGCGTTTCTGGAAGCGAAGCTGAAAGAGGAACAATATACGTTGCAGGCTGCTCCGTGCGACGGCATGTATGATCAGCGGGAGAATAAGCTGATCATTCCGCCTGTGCGGATTGCGGCAATGCCGCATGAAAATTTTGCCTACATGCCGATCGGTGAGCCGCAGCCATCAGCACCGTATATTCTTGTAGGCATGGATACCGGGGATACGGCGGCGGATGGGCGCAGCATGGAGGTATTGATCCAGTGCTGTGTTTTCAGCACGGCAAATTATGAGCGTGGGGATGGCCGTAAATCGAGCGTGCCCGACGAGCAGGCGGAAATCGATCTTCTGAACCTGCTTGAGTGGATACAACAGCGGCTCATTGAGAAACATAAGATCGGCGGCGCAGCGCTCGACTATCCGATACGGATGGGAAGCTATGCTTCAAAAGCTTATACGTACCCGAGAGCGTATGGCTATCTTAGTTTTGGAGTAAATTTAATCCAGCCCGGCATTCGCAGGGACTGGGCAAACAAATATTAGAGGAGGCGGTTAAATGGCAGAAAGAGGGATTCATGCCGTGCAGATTGCAGGCGCTCCAATCAAGGTCGATTCTGCAAAATGCACGCCGTTATACATCGGTATGGCCCCGGTGTGGCAGCTGGCAGATGAAAACTGGAAGGATAAACTGGGGCAGGCGTTTATGGTCAGCGGCGTGGATGATGCCCGGGAAAAAATTGGATATTATCAGCCTGAATCGGGTGCATGGGCAAAGGCGTATTCGCTGTGTGAGCCGGTATTTGTACATTTTGGTGACAACCAGCGTCTGAGCGCTCCGATCATGGTGCTGATCGGAAAATGTGATATTTCCGAAAGCAGCTCGGAAAATACTGAGACGGTGACGATCTCCGGAGGTGTTGGTTATCTGGATGTAAAAGGGCTGGGAATCCTCAGCAGTGTGTCGGTCGAGGGCTCTGTGCGCGGGACAGATTACAACGTGTCTTACGATGAATACGGCCGCTGGATTGTGATCCGTTATCTTACCGGGGCGCTTGGAAAAAGTATTTCCGTAAAATACAAGACGGTTGAAAATCTGTCCGCGGTTTCTGTTTCGGAGGCCACTTTTGATGTTGTGGATCTGATCGAACAGAAGGTTGGAGATATCCCGACAACATTGTTATGTCCGGGCTGGGAGACGGAACACATCGGCGGGTTGGAATCAAATAAGACGGTAGCGGAACGCCTGATGGATATTAACAGGGATCAGATTGACAATCATTGGTATACCACATCGATTTTTCAGCTGGTTTCATCAACAAGGGCGGAAAGCGAAGCGGAGATATTGAAATACAATTATCCGAAGGCCAAGGTATGCTGGCCGTATTATCTGAGCGGCGGCCTGATTTTACATCTCGCGGTGATTTATGCGTATGAAAGGCTGATCGTCGATCTGAGACATACCGATGCAAAGGGCATTCCCTATGAGTCGGAATCCAACGAGGAAATATATTTGAAGGGCTGTCTGTGTGACGCTGCAGGGAAAGTGATTGAGCAGACAGATAAGCAGGCGGACAATCTGAATGATATCGGCGTTGCGACTGCAAAATTTGTCAAGGGTGCATGGCGCACTGCCGGAGTCATCATGTCAAATTATTATGCGGATAATGTCGAGAATATAGCCGCGGATGAGTTAAATGACGTGGCCGTCCGTATGAAGGATTATGTCTGCAATGATTTCCAGTCCGCCTATATGGACGATGTGGATAAACCGATTCCGCCGCGCCGGGTAAAGGAAATCCGCGACGACTATGGTATCGCTCTCGGCGGGCTGGTATCGATGGGGGCATTGCTGTTTGCAGAAATCGCATACAATGTATCGTACAATACGGCGGCGGGGAATGCAAACGGAGCGTTTGTATTTGCAATCAGAGAGACCAATACACCGCCCGGATCACTGATCAAGGCAAAGGTATCTTACACGCCTGATGGGCTGGACGCATATACTGAGGTGAGCAGCTGATGATATACAGAGCAAACAAGGTGGCGGATCTGTTTGGGCAGATCAAAAAGGGAAGCAGTTACGTTGAAATCCCGAATATGACAGGTTTTGCCACGCCTGATGTGACATTTGGTTCAAGCGAATTGAACGGTGCGGGCATTATCGGTCCGGTGAACATCCCTGATACGAGTAATATTGAGGCGATGGAGGCGTCGGTTACGACGTCGGATGATTCCGGGAATGCGAAGCTCCTGAATGACCCTGAGAGCGTGGAGATCATTCTTAACTGGGCGGTTGATAAAGTCGGCACAGACGGGACGATCGATTATATTGCCCACAGGGCTGTGATCAAGGGAAAGGCATCTGTTTTGCCGGGAGGGGAAAGAAAAAAGGGTGAGGCGGCAGAAAATGAGCATAAGATTGCCGCATGGTATTACAAGGAGGAGATTGACGGAAAAACCATGAAGCTGATCGATATGCTTGCTCCGAAATGCGTGATCAATGGGGAGGATCGTCTTGCAAAATTGCATAAAGCATTAAATAAATCGTAGTTGCTGCCGGAAGTAAGATCGGCGGCATTTATTTTGTTCTGGGAGGGACAGAGAATGGATAAGACAGCAAAATTAAGTGAGAAAAAAATGAATGAGCTTCTGGGAGAGGAGCCGGGAAGCAAAAAAACAAGCGAAAAGGAACTTCTGGAGGAGGAAAATTCCGAGAAGTGGCTCGTTGATGAAGTTCCTGCCGGGGTGCACCCGTTGAAAAAGCCAATCCGGATCGATGGGGAGGAAGTCAATGAGATCACGTATGACATGGATCAGCTGTCGCCGATCCAGTATATCAATCTGGTAAAACGTCTGTCAAAGAAAAAGCAGATTGCTGTGCCGGAGGTTGATATGGACGTGCAGATTTCGTATTTTGCTCTATCATCCGGGATACAGGTG